GATTTGAATGATACAACTGTTTCCGATCCTATAACCTTTGATTCATATTACATCAAACTGAATATGGAAGCACTTGATGTTGATAATGATAATAGAAGTGACAATAGCGGTTATCCTGCACTTTACATTAATCAAACAAAATCTGCTGGTGGATATAATGTAAAAGCAACTCAAAACATGCCATTTGAAATTATTACTCCTATTGTTCAAAATATTACTGTTCGCGGAACAAATATTAGTGGAGAGTTGAGAACTATCACCTCTAAGAGTCTTAGTGGAAATGAAATTCCATACGTTGATAATGGATTTGAATCTATTACTTTGAATGAAACAAATTATCTTGACTCGCCAAGAATGATTGCTTCTAAGGTAAATGAAGATAATCAACTCACAAATATTATAGGTTCTAAGTCCATGAATATGAGAATATTCATGGGAACCGTTGATAGTCGCGTTTCTCCAGTTATTGATGGACAAAGAACAAGTGTAATTCTTACCTCAAATAGAGTTAGTGATGTAATTGAAAATTATGCAACTGACAGAAGAGTAAATGAAATTTCTACTGATCCTTCTGCATGTCAATATATTTCTAAGGAAATTATCTTAGAAAATTCAGCATCTTCACTTAAGATTCTCTTAGCTGCACATATTACTACAAAATGTGATGTTAGAGCATTCTACTATGTTGCGAATGAACCTGGAGCGAATCCAATTTTTGTTCCTTTCCCAGGTTATTCAAATCTTGATACTAGAGGACGTATTATTACCCCCGCAGACAGTAATGGAGAATCTGACGTATTTGTTCCAAAGACAAATACATATGGATTCAGCCCATTATCAACTGAGTTCAAAGAGTACACATTTACTGCGGACAATTTACCAGACTTTAGAGCATATCGTGTGAAAATTGTTTTGACTTCAACAAGTCAAGTATACGTACCTAGAATTAAGGATCTTAGAGTAATTGCACTTGCTTGATATGGAAAGATATGGTGTAGAGGGTCATGCAGATCTTGCAAGAGACCCTCAAACAAATTCAGTATTGAATGTTAACAAATTGGACTACGAACAGTATGTTGCAAGACGTGCAGCAAAAAACGAAAAGAATCAAAAGGTACAGAGTATTGAGCAAGAAGTTGCTAGTATGAAGAGTGATATTGATGAAATAAAATTCATGCTCAAGGAGTTATTAAATGGAAATGGATCCAGACAAAATTGAACTAGAAAATCTCAGTAAAAGTTTTGAATATTTCAAAGTTTGTTCTGAGATAGATAGTATAGATGACGTTGAAATGGTAAAACTAGTTGCTAAATGTTACTATAAACTTTATTTAAAACAACAAGAAGTTGTTTCAAATTTAGCAAAATTAGGAGTTTCTGATGCCAAGTAGAAATATTACCTTTGATCCTGATTCAGGAGTGCCAGTTGGATCAAATTTTACTATTAATACTGGATCAGACTTTAAAGCAAAATTTAATGTAGTTAATACATCAAGTTCGGCTTTTAATTTTACTGGATATACTGGATCCGCACAAATGTCAAAGAGCGTTTCCATAGGATCTAGCGCATATGCAATTGCAACCTTTAATGTTGGATTTACTAGTGCGGCTGGAGGTAAGTTTGAGATTTCTCTAGGATCAACCGCAACAAGAAGTCTTGCTGAAGGTAGATATGTTTATAATGTATTGGTGAGTTCTGGATCAACAGTCTACAACATATCAAACGGAAACATATTAGTTCTTCCAGGCATCTCTTCCGCCCCATCATAAATATACTTAGGGGAAAATTGGTAAATGGCACAACCATCAAGTAGGTCTGAATTAATAAATTATTGTAAAAGACAACTGGGGGCTCCAGTTTTAGAGATCAACGTTGCTGATGAGCAAATAGAAGATCTTGTAGATGATGCTATTCAATATTTTCAGGAAAGACACTTTGATGGTGTTGGACAAGTATTTCTGAAATATCAATTAACGCAGGAAGATATTGATAGAGGAAGAGCACCTAATGATACGAGTGCTGGGATAGTAACAACTACAGCATCTGCAACAATTGCTGGCGTTTCTACAACTTTCTCTTATAAAGAGAACAGCAATTTCTTACAAATTCCACCATCTGTTATTGGAATAACTAAAATTTACCATTTTGATGGTAGTAACACTACAACTAATAATATGTTTAGTGTTAAATATCAATTATTCTTGAATGATATCTATTATTGGGGATCAACCGAGATCTTGACATATGCGATGACAAAAACATATTTGGAAGATCTGGATTTCCTTTTAACAACACAAAAACAGATTAGGTTTAATCAGAGACAAGATAGATTATATTTAGATATTGACTGGGGAAGTGTTCAGGCAGGAGATTATGTCATTATTGACTGTTACAGAGTTTTAGACCCAAATGATTATAGTAGAGTTTGGAATGATTCTTTCTTAAAGAAATATCTAACATCTCTTATTAAAAAGCAGTGGGGTCAAAACCTCATAAAATTCCAGGGTGTAAAACTTCCAGGTGGTATTGAATTAAATGGAAGACAAATTTACGATGACGCTCAAAAAGAGCTTGATACAATTGCAGAAAAAATGTCAAATACTTATGAACTTCCACCATTAGATATGATCGGTTAAAAATATGCTTAATCCATTTTTTCAACAAGGTTCTAGGTCTGAACAAAATCTAATTCAAGATTTGATCAACGAACAGTTGAGAATGTATGGTGTTGAAATTCATTATTTGCCAAGAAAATATATAACCGAAAAAACTGTATTAAGAGAAGTAATACAATCTGTGTTTGATGATGCATATCCTTTAGAAGCATACTTAGAAAATTTTGAAGGATATTCAGACAACACTACAATCTTATCAAAATTTGGAATTCAACAAACACAAGAGATAACACTAACAATCTCTAGAGAAAGATTTGAAACTTATATCTCTCCTCTCATAAAAAATGAGTCTAATATAAAGTTATCAACTAGACCTAAAGAAGGAGATCTTATATATTTTCCTCTTGGAGATAGATTATTTGAAGTAAAGTTTGTAGAACATGAAAAACCATTTTATCAACTTCAAAAAAATTATGTTTATCAACTGAAATGTGAACTCTTCAGATATGAAGATGAAGTTATTGATACCGGAGTTTCTGATATTGATGATGTCTTAATAGGTGGTATTTCCGGATCTGGTTCTGGAACTCCCGGACAATCTGAAGATGGTATTTCAACTATTCTTGGAAACACACAAACTCTCACATTAGTAGGTACAGGAGTTACTGCAACTGCAGTTTCTGGTATTATCACTTCTGGTGGTATTAGATTCATTACCGTAACAAATAGAGGTGGTGGATATACATCCGTTCCTACTGTTGGAATATCCTCAGCACCTGTTGGAGGAATAACTGGGGTGGCAACTGCTGTTATGATTTCTGGAATAGTTGTATGTACAGACAACGTTAATCCAAATGCACAATCTGTTCAGAGAGTTGATTTAACAAATCCTGGTATTGGATATACAGTCACACCCAAAGTAAGATTTATTGGTGGAGGTGGAAGCGGAGCTGCTGCTACAGCGACTATTGGAGATGGTGTTGTAGGTATTATAACTGTTACTAATGCTGGTGCAGGATATACAGCAGCACCAATAGTTACATTCACTAATGAAGTATTCTTGACAGGAGTAACAACAGTATCCGCTGCTGCAACAGCAATTGTAAGTGCTGGTGGAACTGTAACTGCTATTAGAATAATTAATGCTGGTCTTGGATATAGTGTTGCGCCAACAATTACCATCTCTTCTCCCTCTATGAATTCTGCGGGAGAATTTATCTTTAATGAAACTGTAACAGGATCTATAAGCGGAACAACTGCAAAAGTAAGATCTTGGAATTCTTCTACAAACCAGTTAGAAGTCGCTTCAGTTACAGGATCATTCCAGATTGGAGAAAATATTGTTGGAGATGAATCTGCAGCATCTCATCAGTTGAGAGTTGTTAATTTGAATCCACCAAATGATGGATTCTCAAGCAATTCTGAGATAGAAACTGAGGCAGATTCAATTCTAGATTTTTCTGAAACCAATCCTTTTGGGATTCCATAAATAGGACTTATTAGGACTAATAATATTATAAAGGGATCTAACCATGTTTGAATATTTCTATAACGAAATTCTAAGAAGAACTGTCATAGCATTTGGCACGCTCTTCAATAATATTTCAATAAAGCACACTAACTCTTCTGATCAAGTTGTAAGTGTCATTAAAGTTCCCTTGGCTTATGGTCCAACTCAAAAATTTCTAGCAAGATTAAATCAGTCTCCAGATTTAAATAAACCAACATCTTTGACATTACCTAGAATGTCATTTGAATTTACTGGACTAACTTATGATCCATCAAGAAAAGTAACAACAACTCAAACTTTTATTGTGAAAGATCCCACAGATGGATCTGAGACAAAAAAAGCATATATGCCGGTTCCATATAATATGCAATTTGAACTGAGTATTATGACAAAATTAAATGATGATGCTTTACAGATTGTTGAGCAAATTTTACCATATTTTCAACCATCATATAATTTAACAGTTGAATTAGTAGAAGAAATAAAAGAAAAGAGAGATATTCCGATAATATTAGAAAATGTAACTATGCAAGATGACTATGAAGGTGATTTTTCTACAAGAAGAGTCCTTCTTTATACATTAAGATTTACCGCAAAAACTTATCTCTTTGGACCTGTTGGAAGTGCAACAAGAGATATCATCAAATCTGCAAAGGTCAGTTACATTACAGGTACAGATCTCACAAACACTACAAGGGAAGTTGTATTTACAGCAACTCCAAGAGCAATCAAAAATTATACCGGAACTGTTGTTACAAACCTTTCAAAAGATATAACAACTACAGATACATTATTAACTGTTGATGATGCAAGTTCTATTACAGCAAAAACTTATCTAGATATTGAAGGTGAAGAAGTTTATGTCAAATCAAAGAGTGGTAATATATTGACAGTTGAACGAGGAAAAGATGAAACGACAATTACTTCTCATTTAAGAGGTGCAGAAATCAAGTCAATTACAGCAGCAGATAATGCTCTGATTGAGGAAGGTGATGATTTTGGATTTAGTGGTAGTACGGTATGAAAATGACAAAGAAATTTGACGATTTGAACGAAGCATTTAATGTTGAAGGTGAAGTCTTATCAAAAGAACCTGAAGGTTCAATTGAAAAAATTGAAAATATAAAGTCATCTGTAGAGGATATTAAAAAAGACTACGAATACACAAGAGGTAATCTTTATAGTCTAATTGAAAAAGGTCAAGAAGCAATTAACGGTATTCTTGAACTTGCTCAAGAAAGTGAAATGCCAAGAGCATATGAAGTTGCTGGTCAACTAATTAAGAATGTTGCAGATGCTACTGACAAGTTAATGGATCTTCAGAAAAAACTGAAAGATGTTGAAGAAGAAAAACAAGCAAAAGGTCCTTCAAACGTGACTAATGCTCTGTTTGTTGGTTCTACTGCAGAATTAGCAAAACTTCTAAAAGATAATAATAAGAAATGAAAGAAGATCTAAACGAATTTTTTTCTCTGATTGGTAAAGCTAAGAAAGAGAAGGAGGATGAATTTCGTTCTCTTGTTGGAGAAATTGATATTGACTCAATTTTTTCTTCAGTAAAAATTTCCTTAGAAGAAGAGAAAAAAAAGAAAGAAAAACAACTAAAAGAAGAAAAGAAAAAGAAAGAAAAACAAGCAAAACAAGTTAAAGCACTTGAAGCTTGGTTGTATGCAGAACCAAAAGAAGAGAAAAAATCAGAAAACAATAAAGTAATAATTGATGATTTAAATGGAAAACCAAGTTTTGAAGTAATTGATATTATAAAACCACAACCAATTGGAGCGTCTGTAGTTAAAGAAGAATTTATACAAGAGGTAATAGGAAATAAAACAGAAAAAGAAAACGAAAATGATTCTATTGATCAAGCTCTTAAAATATTAGAGACAATAACATCAAAAGAAGAAGTAAGAGAAAATACAACAGATCCGGAGATTATTAAAATTAGAAGGGAACTTGAATATCTCAAGAACCTTGTTAATGCTCAAGGTGGAGGTGGAGAAGTTCGTTTAGAATTCCTTGATGATATTGATAGAAACACCGCAAAAGTTAACGGTAAGTTTCTTAAGTATGAATCATCTTCGGGTAAGTGGATAGGTGCTGATGCATCAGGTGGTGGAGGTGGATCTGATTATGCGTCTGTAGCGGGTATTGCTACTTATGCTATTACTGCTGGTATAGCAACATATGCTTCAACTGCAGGTGTATCTACTTACTCTACTTCAGCAGGTATTGCCACTTACTCAAATAGTGCGGGAATATCCACATATGCTTCAACTGCAGGTATTGCTACTTATGCCATTACTGCTGGTATAGCAACATATGCTTCAACTGCAGGTATTGCTACTTATGCTTCAACTGCAGGTGTATCTACGTACTCTACTTCAGCAGGTATTGCAACTTATTCAATAAGTTCTGGTATATCAACATATGCTTCAAATGCAGGATATGCGACTACATCAGGAATATCTACAACTTCACAGGGTTTAACAGGAACTCCAGATATTACAGTTGGTACTATTATAGCAACGACTGCTTCTTTTAGTGGGAACGTATCTATTGCAGGAACTCTTACGTATGAAGATGTTACTAGTGTTGATTCAATTGGATTAATTACCGCTAGAAGTGGTATTGAAATTGGACCTTTGTTGGGGATTGCAGCTACAATATCAAGTAGTGGATCTGCAACATTTTCTGGCATTTTAACTGCTTCATCATTTTCGGGAGATTTGTCGGGAAATGTATTTGGTAATGCAGATACTGCCACATATGCAACATCATCTGGAGTTTCTACATACTCCACAAATTCTGGTATTGCTACGTATGCAACTATTGCAGGAGTTTCTACATACTCCACAAATTCTGGTATTGCTACTTATTCAACATCATCTGGAATCAGCACATATGCAACTATTGCAGGAGTTTCCACATACTCTACAAATTCCGGTATTGCAACGTATGCAACATCTGCTGGTGTTTCAACAAATGTTAGTGGTGGAACTGCAGATGTAACATCTTTGATTTTACCAGATGGATTAGTTTCAAGTGTATCACAAACAACCACAACAATATCCGAAACCAGTATAGACACTTTTTCAGCAGCGACATATCGCTCAGCAAAATATCAGATTCAAATATCACGAGGATCTGAATATCAAATTACTGAGATTTTTATTGTTCATGATGATACATCCTCATATGGAACTGAATACGCAACTGTTAAAACTGGATCAACTTTGAGTTCTTTCAGCACGGATATTGATACTGGTAATGTTCGTCTTTTAGTTACACCAACAGATACTGCATCAACGACGTTTAAACTTATTAGAACATTAGTTGAGGTCTAAATGAAAACATTCAAACAATTTCAAGAAGAGTGGACTAATAAATATAAAAAGAGTATTGATTGCTCAAACCCAAAAGGTTTTTCTCAACGTGCTCATTGTGCAGCGAGAAGAAAGAGAGCAAAAGGTGAGGAAACAAAATCAAAACCAGTTGAATGAAATATCAAAAGTTTTCACATAAAACACCACACCTCAAGGGGAAACAACATCAGTTAGATCCCAATCTTGATCTAAAGCAATTGGTCCATCACTCAACAGTTCAGTATGTTGATCGTGATGCTGATGGTGATGTGGATGTTTATGACAATCCAAAAAAGAAAACCCCAGATGAAAATCCAACAGGTGTTGATGCAGAAACTTTATCTAAAAAATTAATTGCAAAGCAAAAAGGTGAACTTAAACATACTAAAAGAGGTCTCGCCTACGAAGAGACAAAGAGTGGTGATGATTCTTTGCATGACTGGTTTACTAAGAGTCGCTCTTCTGATGGCACCCCTGGTTGGGTTCAGTTGGGTGGTAAATACGCAGGAAAACCCTGTGCAAAACAACCAGGACAAACAACCAAACCAAAGTGCGGTTCAAGTAAAATGAAGCGCGATCTTGATAAGGGTGAAGAGGAAACAGCATTCCGTCGCAAGAATCGTAAAGATCCAAATCCAGAAAGAAGAGGAGCGGCAATTAACGTGAAAACCGAAGAGAAAGAAGAAGTCCGTTATTGCACTAAATGCAAAAAGATGGAGACACGAGATGAATGCTCATATGGTCCAGAGATGTGGGACAAAATGACTGTTAAGGGTGTTTCTGAAGCAGTAAAGGACCATGAGTATTCCATGGCTCGCTCAGAACTTTCTACAGTTATGAGTGCTGCTAATAGACTCAAAAAGAAGATGAAGAAGGGTGAAGGTGAAATTGAAGCATGGGTGCAGTCAAAAATCACCAAAGCAGCAGACTATCTGGATTCTGCAGCAGACTATGTTGATAGTGGAGAAATGAAAGAGGATTATACCATCCTTCCTTTACAAATTGAAATTCCAACAAATATCAGAGATTTTAATCTTGGATTGATGTTTAGAGAAAGTCTTGAGCAAAATAGTGGAATGTTGTTCATCTTTGATGAGGTTGCTAAGCAATCATTCCATATGACTGAAACAAGAATTCCTCTTGATATTGCTTTTATCAACGAGGAGGGGATTATTGAAAGTATTAAGGAATTAGAACCATTTGAAGAAACTCCTGTTTCTTCTGAAGGAGAAGTAATCTGTGCTTTAGAAGTAAACCGAGGATGGTTTGAACAGCACAATATTGAAGTTGGTGATGAAATTGATATTGAAGAAGCATCTGGTGAAAAAGATGCTTGCTATTCAAAAGTAAAGTCACGTTATAAGGTTTGGCCATCTGCATATGCATCTGGAGCACTTGTAAAGTGTCGCAAAGTTGGTGCTGCAAACTGGGGTAATAAGACAAAGAAAGAAGAATTTGGAATGAATGAAGCGGTTCGTATTCCTTCAAAAACCGGAAACATTATTTTAGTAACTCTGACTTGGAGAGGTAAGTACTACGGAATTAAGATGTTCTTCCCACAGGTTACTAAACCAAGTAGAAAAGAAGTTCAAGATCAAATTGAAAAGGTATATCCGGGTTCTAAAGTCAATTCATACTATATCTCTGATATCAAACCAGGTGAGCAGTTCTTACAAACAGAAGATTGGCAAAAAGTAAACCGTCAGGATAAGACTGATGGTTTAAGTCAGAAAGCAGTTAATGCATATCGTCGTGAAAATCCAGGTTCCAAATTACAGACTGCAGTAACGGAAAAAAAACCAACTGGAAAAAGAGCAGCACGTCGTAAGTCTTTCTGTAGCAGAATGAAAGGTATGAAAAAAAGATTGACATCTGCTGAAACTGCAAGAGATCCAGATTCAAGAATCAACAAAGCCCTTCGTCGTTGGAACTGTAACTAATGAAAAACTTCAAGCAATTTATGTCAGAGTCAGTAAATATCTCTGGCGATTTTAACGGTAATCTTTACATCAATAGTTCAGAACCAGAAGTGGCGAGAGAATCATTCGTTGCTGATGTGGTTTGGGAAGGAAAAATATATAGAATGGAAATAGAAGGTGGAATGATGAGCAAGAATGAACTTGCAGAACATCTTCAAAGAGAATATCCTGGAGCAATTGTCCATAACGTTTATCCAGCATTTCAGCAAACATCAAAAATTAAAAACGTACAAAGATATCAACCAGAAAGATTAACTTGGGGTGAATGATTAATGGCACAGTGGAATAAAGTTGAACAGGACTTCCTAAACCAAGAGAGAAGTCTCTTTGAGGTTTATAATATCGCAGATCACTGGGGAAACCAGACAGACTGGAGACCTCAGTTTTCTGACAATAATAGACTAAAGGTTGCTCCTTTCCAAACAGTTTTCTTCAATACTTTCCAGTATGGTAAAGAGACTGATGTTTGGGATGAGAGTGTAGTTGGTGTTGGAACTGCTACTCATAATGTCAATTCCAGTAATGTGGTTATGGAAGTTGGATCTACTGCTGGTAGTAAGGTTGTCAGGCAGACGAAGAATGTAATGAGATACATTCCTGGTAGACCAGCAACTCTTGCATTTTCAGTTCGTCTAGAAACACCACAAGTCGGTATTCGCAGAAGATTCGGATTGTTTAATGAGACTGATGGTGCTTTCTTTGAGGATGATGGTGGCACATATTCTTATGTAATTCGCAGCAGTACATCTGGTATCACTACAGAAACAAGAGTAACCAGAGAAAACTGGAATGGTGAAAAGTTTGATGGTAATGGATATAGTGGTGTAACTGCTGATGCTACAAAACAGCAGATGATTTCCATTAACTATGAATGGTATGGTGCAGGTGGTGTAACATTTAATTGGTTAATGAAAAATGAGACTATTGTTAGCCATGAATTTGAGAACTCAAATGTTCGGGATACTGTTTGGTGTAGAACTCCATTCCTTCCAATTCGTATGGAGATTGAGAATGTAACTGGTGTTGCTGGAACCCATTATCTTTATCAGGGATCTAACTCTCTGATCCAAGAAGGTGAGCCAGAAAAGCTTGGAACTCTTTTGAGCATTTCCAATCCGATTACTGGAACAACGATGTCTGCCGCAAACACTTTCTATCCAATCGTCAGTTTGCGTCTTAAGTCATCTGCACTTCAGGCAGTTATGTTACTGAGATCTCTACAGGCAGCAACGAACGATAACACGAATGTTTATTGGAGACTTTTTGAGAATGCAACTTTGACTGGTGCGAGTTGGACAAACCATCCAGATCCAAACTCCTTTATGCAATATGATACTACAGCAACTGCACTCACTGGAGGAACAGTACTTCTTTCTGGATTTACGATTGCTGGCGGTGCCTCTTTAGTGGATATTGATAGTAAAGCAGCAATACAACTTGGAAGATCTGGTATTGGTACAATCAGTGATACTTATACTCTTGCCTGTGCATCTCCCAACACTAACAAGTCAGCACTTGCGGTACTTAACTGGATTGAACAAAGGTAATTTTTTATGAGTGATAGTGTATATCTTGGTAATCCAAATCTAAAGAAAGCAAATACTGCAATTGAATTTACACAAGAACAAATTCTTGAATTTGTTAAATGTAAAGATGATCCTGTTTATTTTGCCAACAATTATATCAAAATTGTTTCTCTAGATGAAGGACTAACGCAGTTTCATCCATATCATTTTCAAGAGAAACTGATCAATAACTTCCATACTAATAGATTTAATATCTGTAAAATGCCACGTCAGACAGGTAAATCTACGACTGTGGTTTCATACCTCTTACATTATCTAATTTTTAATGATAGTGTAAATATTGGCATTCTTGCAAACAAAGCAGCAACTGCTAGAGAATTGTTAAGTAGGTTAGCAACTGCTTACGAAAACCTACCAAAGTGGATGCAGCAGGGTATCATATCATGGAACAAAGGTAATATTGAGTTAGAAAATGGATCAAAGATTCTGGCTGCTTCTACATCTGCAAGTGCTGTCCGAGGCATGTCGTTCAATATCCTCTTCTTGGACGAATTCGCTTTCGTTCCAAACCATATCGCAGATTCCTTCTTTGCATCTGTTTATCCTACTATTACTTCTGGTAAAAGCACGAAAGTAATTATTGTTTCTACACCACACGGTATGAATCATTTCTACCGCATGTGGCATGATGCTGAGAAAGGTAGGAATGAATATGTACCAACTGATGTTCACTGGTCTGAAGTTCCTGGAAGAGATGAGGAATGGAAAAAGCAGACAATAGCAAACACCTCAGAACAACAATTTAAGATTGAGTTTGAGTGTGAGTTCTTAGGATCTGTTGATACTCTAATTGCACCCAGTAAACTTAAAAGTTTTGTTTATGAAAACCCGATACAAAGAAATGCTGGTTTAGATGTTTATGAAAATTGTCTTGAAGGTCATGATTATGTAATTACAGTTGACGTTGCTAGAGGTGTGAGTGAAGACTATTCTGCCTTTGTTGTTGTAGATATAACATCTTTTCCACACAAAATTGTTGCAAAGTATAGGAACAACGAAATTAAACCGATGTTGTTCCCGAATATCATATACGAAGTGGCAAAGAACTATAATGGTGCATACATTTTATGTGAAGTTAATGATATTGGTGATCAAGTAGCATCTTTACTCCATTATGATCTTGAATATCAAAACGTCCTAATGTGTTCTATGCGCGGTAGAGCAGGACAAATTGTGGGACAGGGATTTTCTGGAAAGAAAACTCAACTTGGCGTTAAGATGTCTAAGACTGTAAAGAAAGTTGGATCACTCAATCTCAAAACAATGATTGAAAGTGATAAATTACTTTTCAAGGATTATGAGATAATTTCAGAACTTACAACTTTTATTTCAAAACATAACTCATTTGAAGCGGAAGAAGGTTGTAATGATGACTTAGCGATGTGTTTAGTCATATATGCGTGGTTAGTTGCACAAGACTACTTTAAAGAACTTACAGATCAAGATATTAGAAAACGTTTATATGAAGAACAAAAAAATCAAATAGAACAAGACATGTCTCCTTTTGGATTTATTGTTGATGGATTGGACTCTGAGAGTTTCGTTGATCAGAGCGGAGATAGATGGTTTACAGATGAATATGGAGATATGGCATACATGTGGGAGTATCAATAATGGAAATTGATAAACAAATAAACCTAGGTCATTTATTACTTGTTGATAGGAGATGTAGAGTTTGTGGAGAGACAAAAAATCTTATAGATGGATTTTATAGAACCCGTAAAAATAGAGGAGCTGTATCTTCATCATATTCATACGAATGTAAAGACTGCACTATTAAAAGAATAATAGTAAGTAGAATGACTTCTAGAATCTTTGATAGATGGGAATATCCTGATTGGTAGTTCACGTCACGTTTCCCCTGTGAAATAGTTGTAAATAATAAATATTTTCAGATAAACTGAGAAT